CTGAACGTCGCGTGCTCCATCGCGCCGATCTTGTGGGGCGGAATCCGGAGCCAGCGCGCCTGCTCTTCGACCTGGAACTTCCGCGTCTCGAGGAACTGCGCATCGTTCGGCGGAATGCCGAGGCGCGAGTACGTCGCGCCGTTGTAGAGCGTCAGGAATTTATGCGCGCGATCGACGCCGACGTGGCGGGTCTGGAGCGCGTCCTTGAAGTTCTTGACCGAGAGGTCCGTCGCGCCGACGCCCACCGGCCAGGAGATCACGCCGCCAAACGTCGCCCCGTTGCCGAAGAACGTCGCGCCGAACCGCTCTGCCGCCAGGCCGAGGCCAATCGATTCCCGCGCCTTGGCGATGACGGAGTAGCCATGCACCCCGTCGAACCCGAGCCCGGGGATGTGCAGCACGTTCGCGGCGTCGAGGATGGCGGGCGGCCCGGACGCATTCTGGACGAGATACTCGAGCGGGCCCAGGCGCCCGCGCCCGTCCACCTGGCGGAACGGTGCCATGCGATCCGGCGTGATCGGCCACAGGGCCGCCGGCCGGCCCGCCTGGTCGCGCTCGATTTCCGCGTACGCATTCCCCCACGTCAGGCAATGCGCCTGCATGGTCTCCCGTCCGACGATCGACGACATCTCCGGGTTGAACTCGTCGTGGAGCAGGCGATAGAGTTTGGGCTCGGTATAGCGCCGTTTGCCGCCGTTCGGGAGGCGTTGATAGAGGCTCAGGGGCAACGAGCCGACATCGGCGCTGATGATCCCCATCCCGCACCAGAGCGGCGCATAGCTGATCGCGGTCTGCTCGTTGACCACCACGCCCGCACTCGCCGGCGGCCCGCCGAACAACCCCGCGAGCGCTTTGTCCTTCGTGTTGTAGGGGCCGAGCCAGATCGAGCGGACGGTGTCTATCGCGCGCGCCCACACGGTCGGCTTCGGGTCCGGCGAGACGCGGACGAGTTCGGTATGGGCCATCAGATCCACTCTCCCAGGACGTCCATCACCGGCTGCTTGGGGAGCAGCGACAGCGCCTTGTCGCCCATGATCAGCGCGACCGCGCCGTCCACGCGTTTACTCGCCTGCTTCGGTTTCACCGGCCGAATCCGGCCGGCGTCGTCCGTCTTCACCGCGACGTTCTCCCAGTTCCACCGGAGCACCCGGTGCCCATCGTGGCGGACGCGTTTGCCTTTGATGAGCGCCTCGACGATCTGCGACGGCTCCGAGAACATCTTGTAGTTCTGGAGGATCTCGAGAATCGGGATGCCCGCGAGGTCGCGCAGTTTGGTCGAGAGGTCCGTCGCAAAGGCCGGGTCGTACCCGATCGCGCCCTGCTTGAGCCGCGGATAGCGCGGCAGGATCTTCGTGGTGATGTCGGTGTAGATGCGCGTGTAGTCGATGATGTCGCCGTCGGTCGGCGTCACCAGGCCCTGCTCGGCCCAGAGCGGATAGGGCACGCCGTCGTCCTTGGCGTGCTGTGTCATCGTGTTCTCCGGGATCCAGAAGTACGGCCGGGCGAACAGCTGATAGTTGAGCGCGATCGTTTTCGTCACGAGGGCGCCGGTCGGTTCTTCCGCGATGACGTCGAGGGCGACCGGCGTCTCGAGATACTTCCGAAACACGACGACCAGGCTCGCCAGGTCCCATTTCTGCGCGAGGTCGAGGCCGGCGGCGCAGTCGAGCGTCACGAGCTCTGCGTCGTCGAGCGGCCCCTCGCACGCGTCCCACCAGTCGATCGGGATCCAGGCCGTCGCCTGGTTCGTCCACCGGTTCCCGTGGTAGCGGAGGAAGTCGTTTCGTTTGCGCGGCTCGACCTTGGCCTCCTCGCACTCAGCGGCAATCGCGTCGTGCTTCACGGTGGTGCCGTGCCCGGGATTGATGCGCCGCCACACGACGGGATCGGTGTAGTCGTCCTTCGGCGTCATCTCGAAGATCACCGGCAGGATCGTCTCGACGCCGGGGACCTGGCCGGTGAGGACGCGTTTCGCCAGGTCGTATTCCTCGTAGCAGATGCCTTCGTCGTCGTCGCCGGCGTGCGTGATGATGACCATCAGCGGCTGCCGGCGCTTCGGCATCGATTTCCAGAGCGCCTCGAACAGGTCCCGGTTTTTCTGCGCGTGCATCTCATCGAAGATCACGCCGTGCGGCCGGAACCCATGGTTCGCCGAGGCCTCGCTCGAGATCACCTTGTAGGTGGCATGCGTCGCGGCCCAGACGATCGAATCCTTCAGGATTTCGCACCCGTCGAACAGATCCGGCGAGGCTTCGACCATGATCTTGGCGTTGTCGTGGACCGTGCGGGCGTTGGTCCGATCGGCCGCGACCGCGTAGACCTCGGCCGCCGGCTCGTGATCGCAGCGCGCCAGATAAATCCCGGTCCCCGCGCCCCAAGGCGATTTCCCGTACCCCTTCACACAGAACGCGAACACTTTGCGGAAGCGCCGGAAGCCGTCGTCGGCCTTGAGCCAGCCGAAGATCGGCCGCGTCAGCAGCTTCGCCTGGTCCTCCCGGAGCACGAACGGCAGGCCGTCGTACTCGCCGATGTGATGCCGGAGGTAGAGCGGAAAGAAGTCGACCGCCCGATCGGCCGCGGCCGCGTCGAAGTAGAACCGGCCGCCGTCGGTTTCCCAGCGCGATCGCGCCGCGGAGTAGACCGGGTGAAAGGTCAGGGAGACGCCGGGCCAGAGCTCGTGCGGCGGCGCGCCGGCGCCCCACCAGGCCGCCGGCCGCCGCGGCGGCCGCGCGGACGAGGCCGATCGCGCGCGGGCCCGGTCAGCGACCGCTGCCAAAGTAGCGCTCCTTGTTCGGATCGATGACCGGGATGAGCGCCGGGAGTTTCACGCGCGAGCGCGCCGACGGCGTCATGCCGAATTCGACCAGATACTGCCGGAGGGCCATGTGCCCCTGGCGGAGCTGCTGCGTGGTCTTTTTCGCGATCGCCTGCAGCGTGACGATCTGCTTGACCGCCTCGACGAGCGCGTCGCCCTCGAGCTTCTCGACGGCCCGCAGGAGCAGCTTCGTGAGCCGGCGGTGCTCGGCGCCCTCGGCGGCGATCGCCTCGGTCTCCGCGAACAGCTGCACGTACTGGTAGAGGGCCCCGTCGTCGACGGCCGAGAGCGCGCCCGTGTGCGTCAGCCGCGCGACCATCCGATCCCACTCGGCGAGGGCGGCGGCGGCGAGGCCTTTCGGCCGCGTCGGGACGCCGGCAGGCGCACTCGCGGTCGAATCGGCATGGCGATCCCCGCGGAAGGTGCCGCGCAGGATGTGCGCCGGGGTGCCCTTCGCGTTCCGGCCGCCGGAATGTTTGGTGCCGGCCAAAAGTTACGGTCTCCGATCTGAAAAATTCATTTGCTGACGGAACGCGTCCCGGAGACCTGCGTGGTTACCGACCGTGTCGGCTGTAGAGATCCGACCCCCCCTCCCCCTGTAACTTGCGTCACAAGTTGGGGACAGCGAGTTACGGGGATTCGACGGTTCTACAGTCCGGCCCGCGACTTCCGCGACCCGCATGACGCACACAACGACTGCCAATTGCCGTCGCGATCCCAGAACACCTGCATGTCGCCGCGATGCGGGACCACGTGATCGACCTGGAAGACCGCAGTCGTACGCCCCTGCTCGTAGCACTGACTCATCACCGGGACCTGAGCTCGAGGCCGCATGCCGCAGCAGGGGTACTGCCGCTTGAACACCGCGGCCGCTTTCTCCCACGTGCGGGTGTACCCACGTGCGCGCTGGCTGCCGCGCTGCTGCGCCCGTACGCGGGTGTGTAGCGGACAGCGCCCGCGCGCGACGAGCGCACCGCAGCCGGAGGCCGCGCAGGGACGCAACGGGGCGGTCGGCATGCGGCCTCACAAGTCCTCGATCAGCAGCTGGAAGCTGCGTTCCTTGGTTTGCGCCGGCGTGTCATCGGTGACGATGTGGTTCGTGATCTCGTAGCGCGCGCCGCGTGTGGCATTCGTGACCCGGACCCACGTCAGCCGACCCCCCGCGTCGACGTCGGGCGCATCCAAGCCGATCGCGGCGGTGATCGCGCCCGTCGCCGTAAAGGCTGATGGGCTACTCAGGCCCAATGTGAAGATCGTCGGGCTCACGACGCTGATCACGTAATCCGCGTGATTGGCGTCGGGCTCGTTAGCGCCCGAAATCGTGACGAAGTCGACGAACGCGGTATAGCCGTGGGGCGTGGTGGTCGTGACCGTGACCGTGACCCCCCCGTCGTACACCCAACTCGCCACGGTCTTAAACAGCGCGGCCGCGGCGGCGTTCAGCGCGCGGATCGCGAACGTGCTGGTATTGATCGCGACTCCGAGCGCAAGGTGCTTGGTCCAATCGACGGTATACACCCGCTGGTCCGCCGGATCCTGGGCGACCAGGGCGCCGTCGTCGACGATCACGGTGCTCACCGGTTCTGCACCAACACGCGGACGCTCCGCTCTTTCGTCTGCGTCGGATTCTCGGATGTCACGATCTTGTTGGCGACCTCATACGTTTGGCCGCGGGTGCCCGCGAGGAGGCGCACCTGGGTTTTCCGCGTGCCGGCGAGGATGCTTTCGTTGTCCTTCGTGAGCGCCGCATCGATCGCACTCGGCGCGATCGCCGTGATGGTCCACACGCTCGAGGTAATCGTCACGGCCGCGGCCAGGTTGTCGGCGTCCCAGTCGAATTGGTAGACCTGGATGTCGGCCGGGTCTTTGACGACTTCGTCGCCGGCGGCGATGGTGAGGGTGCTCATGGCCGCACCGTGGTGGCATCCGGACGGACCTGAATCACGGTGTCGTCGGCGCCCAGGCGGACCACCACGTCATCGGCCGCGACGCGCACGATCACGTCGGGGGTCGCGGCCGGGCCGAGCGCGCTCGTCAAATCCTGCGGGGGGAGTTGCCAGCTCCACGATCCCAGCTGCAGCGCCAGCGTCCGGATCTGGCGGGACACGGCGCGCAGCACACGCAGCCCCGCGACCGGCTGGATCCACGTGTCCGGCTGGACCGGCAGCGGCCCCGTCGTGAGATCGACGCTCTGCCAGTAGAGCCGCGGGCTGATCGCGCTCGCCCGTTGCCGCCAGGTCCGCTGCTGCTGGCCGAGGGCACGGACCCCGACCGTCGGCTGGGTCCACGTGGACGGCTCCACGACCGCCGCGACATCGTTCGTGCCTTGCGCCAGCGCCTGCGCCTGCGCGGCGCGTTGCCGGAACAGGCGGGTCGAGAGTCCCTGTGCGGCGGTGCCCTGCGTCGGTTGGGTCCACGTGTCGGGCTGCGTCGCGAGCGGGCCGCTCAGATCTTCCGGGGTCTGCCAGAGGAGCGGCGCGAGTTGCGCGACGCGCGATCGCAGCTGCTGACTCGCGCTGCGGAGCGCAGTCGTCCCGACGATCGGCTGGGTCCATTGATCGACCGGCGCGATCGGCGGCGGATCTTGCGCGGTCTCCCAATAGAGCGCGGTTTGGACGGCGCGCGATCGGAACGCTTGCGCGCTCGCGCGACTGGCGCCGACGCCCTGGACGGGCTGCGGCCACGTGTCCGGCTGAACACCGAGCGGGCCGTCTTCTTCGGGGAGCGTGCGCCAGAGCGACGACTGCACCGCGACTTGGCTGCGTCGCAGGCTCGCGGCTTGGCGCAGCGCACTCGTGCCGACCGTCGGCTGCGTCCACGTGTCGGGCTCGACCGACAGATCTTCCGGCGTTTGCCAGAGTCGGCCCATCCCGGCGGCGATCGTCCAGGCGGTCTTGGCTTTGCTCGAGAGACTGGCGGTGCCCGGGACGGGTTGCACCCAGGTGTCGGGCTGGACCCCGAGCGGCCCGGCACTGAGATCGTCGTACTCCCAGTAGATCGTCGTCCCGATCGCGGCCGCGCGCTGCGCGAACGCGCGCTGGCCGGATCGCAGCGCCGTGACGCCTTGGACCGGTTGCGTCCAGGTGTCCGCGATGACGGTCGAGGGGACATCCGTCGCGGGCAGCCACACGACGAGCGTCGCGGCGAGGACCGCACCGTGCCAGCGCGCCGCCTGTTGCCGGAGGCCGCGTGTGCCTTGGATCTCTGGCGTCTGATCGACACCGCTGGCACTCGCGACACTGGTCGAGAAATCCGGATCGAACAGCCCTTTGCTGTTCAGTTCAGGATCGAAGATCGACCGCTTGTCGAAGCCGTCATCGAAGATGCCGGGAGGGGAGGCCATCTCGCTAGAAACTCATCACCACGGCGTAGCCGTTGCCGCCGAGTCCGCCCGCGCCGCCGACGCCGGCGTTTTGCCCGACGCCGCCGCCGCCGCCGCCCCCGCCGCCCCGACCGCCCGCGCCGCCCGCTTTGCCGGCCGTCGCGGCGGTGACCGTCGTGCCGCCGCCGCCGCCGCCCGCGCCGCCCTTCGTGGAATCCCCGTCGGCGCCCGACGCGCCCACGGTCGGCGCCGAGCCGTCCGTGCCTTTCGCGCCGCCACCGCCCGCGACATACGAGTTCGACGCGCCCCCGTTCCCGCCTGCCACGACCGTATCCGTACTCGAGTGCGAGCCGCCGCCCCCGCCGCCGCCCCCGCCAAAGATCGAGGAGCCGCCGAGCGAGCTCGCCGTCGGCGTCGCATCAATCCCGGCGCCGCCGGCGCCGCCGTGCTCCGCATTCGCCGTGGTCGTCGTCGCGACCGATCCGGTGACCCCTTGTCCACTCACGCCATTCGTCGCGGCCGTCGGAATCCCGCCCGTGCCGCCCGTCGTGGTGCCGACCGCGCCGGCCCCGCCCGTGCCGCCGCCGCCGCCGCCGCCCGTGACGACCGCCGAGATCGCGCCGCCGCGGCCGCCGCCGCCGCCGTAGGCGGGCGCGTTCGGTCCGGAGGGCGGGTTCCCGCCGATGCCGCCAGCGCCGC